ACATTCTGTGATGTATTTTTACATTAGCTTCATCTAAGGATTTTTCTTGTTCTTTTAAAAAAATCTTAGTGTAGGCCAGTGAATTGATCATTTCAATACTTGACCAGTTGTTAGAACTGTTACTTGGAAATCACTGCATCCAAAAGTTAAGTTCAATTTTTTTGCCAAATTAATAGCATGGCCTGGATTACTAAATGCAACTTTCTTGTACTTAGGACCTGGATAACTTGTAATATTGCTAAAGCTCTTTAAATTAAAAGGTGCACCTTTATAGAAGACAGCCCAGATGGCATCAGCTTCTAAAACCTGTTCACATTTGTAATTTTTCTTATTAACATGCTCTAACAGTACCTTTGGTTTTGGTCGACTCATATATGCGTTCCTCAAATATACGCATATATTTATCCTATAACTAGTCTTTAAAACCGCCCCCGTCAAGCTCAACAGTGACGGTATCGTTGGTAGATTGCTTTAAAATGTGTAAAAGATTTTCATAATCTTGCGTTAGCTTACTAGTTACTTCGCCAAGAGTGAATGCTAGCAATTTAGCAGTCCTAATGTCCAGTTTTACTTCTTTTTGCTGGCTCATATCAGCCATTTTTACTTGTTGAATGAATTGCTGTAAAGGTATTGTATTAATTGGATTATTTGACATTTGCCAATACCTCTTTAGATTCTTCTTCAGTTAAGTATGGACCTGAAAACTCATAACGTTCAATAGTAATTAATTTTGGACAAAAACTACGTACCCAATTTTTAGGAAATTTAATTACATAATGACCAGCACAAAATAAACTTTTACTTTGATTACTTTTAGTAAACAAGGGTAGCTTGCGTCTAACATCATACATTGAGTTGTACGGTTTCCATTTAGTTGGATAACCGTGACACTCATTTTCATTACTATGTGAAACAGTTGTCTTAATTCCTTTTAAGAAAAAGTTATCACCAAATTTCTTTGTAATTTCTGATTTTTTACTAAAGTAAAGTTCACCGTTTTTAGCACTCAACATATATTTGTTGTTTTCGTTTTTATGTAGAGTCCCAACACGTTCGCCGTCTTGTTCAACTACCCACAGCTTGCCATCTACGATTGGCTTAGCATGAAGATCTGTCATATGATTTTTACCTTAACTTTAAATTTCTCAATTTCATCTTTGAGGTGTAACTTTTCTTTTTTAAGATCAGTCACGTTTTCATGATGCGCTTCTAACTTAGTAATTTGTTCATCAAGGATGTCATGTTTTTCCTGCAAATGTGCAATGTGATGCTCTAGTTTTTCTCTAGTAATCATTCAGGCTCCTTTAAAAGTCCTCTCCATGAGACTACATGTTCGTCACTCCATTGAACGCCGTCCCATTGTGCATAACTTGGAAACGGCCAATTTGGAATGTTGCTTGATGTTACTTGATATGCCCCCTGTCTTGCTGGATTAATGCTTACTGGAAACCAATCAGTAACTTCGGGTTCTTCATGAAATTCTTCTGATGCTTCTTCTAATGTTTCGTTTGCAACTGGTGCATCTTCGTCAGGCTCACCTTTAAATACTTCACCAGTATCTTCATTGGTAAGTTCCAATGGACCATAGTAATAGTACTCTGTATCGTCACACTGCCAACCTAAATTTTCCACACCATCAAAAGAATCTTCTTCCCACGCTGTGATAAATTCTTCAACATCTTCCTCAGATGCTTTGCCGTTACCATCTTCGATATCGCACCAGCATCCGTCAATCATATCCCACATTTCCCACGATTCATCGTTATCAATACAGCTTAATTCGTAACCGTCTTCGTTTTTGAGTTCATCATTGGTAAGCGGTTGTTCGTCAGATTCTACAGTAAATGTAGCCCAGCGATATCCTTGCTCAATAGTGATGACCTTACCTTCTTTGTAGAAAAACATTTTTTCTACGGCCGATTTTTTATATTGTGGAGATAGTTTCCAAATAGCCATTTGATAACTCCTTAATTATCTAATTCCATTGCGTTGTACTCTTTAACTACAGCAAGTACTTCTTCTTCTGTATTGCATACAATCTTAGAATTTTTCCATTCGTTGTCATTATCACGACCGCCAACTTCTACCATCCAACCATTGTCGTAACGGTTGATTGTAATTGATTCATTTACTTTTGCTAGTTTGCTTAGTTTTGCCATTTTATTTCTCCTGTTGTAATTTACGCCATGTTACCGCTGACTCAGGGTAACGTGATTGGAATGGTTCTGCATATTGTGTAATGTTGTCAGTAATTTTCTTCAAATCATACAAATTGCAGAACTTTAGCAGTCTAATACCTACTTGATCAATAGATTTAGGAACTGCTTGTGTGTCGATTGTTTCGTTAATTATTGTTCGAATTTCTTTAGGTTGTGCAGACAAATCGATCAGTACACGATTTCGTTCATAGTCTTCTAGTACACGATGTTCTTCGCCATTATGGTCAACCCAACGTTGCAACATCATATTGTTCCACGCGAAGCCCTTGTCTTTTCGATCATTGTATGCTTCTTGTAGTTTGTTTACACGCACCTTAGGATACGCACTAAACACATTATCAGTGGGGTCACCACGAATACATTTTTGGAATAGTAACCATTCTGGATTTGGAATTTCTTTATGCTCTTGTGTTTTCTTATCAACTACACGCTTACCTTTAGCATCAAATATGCCTTCGTGCGTAATAATAGTTTCCATTACACCGTTGTATTGTTTTACATTGGGTGCAATCAATTGTACGAAATCTGTATCTGTTGAAATGATAATATGATCATCATTTGGATGACTTTGTATGAAGCCAGCAATCAAATCGTCTGCTTCTAATTGCTGATGTTGTAAAACTGTACAGTTTGTTTTTTCTGCAATAAACGTTTTAAATGTATCAAACGCTTCCCAAAATACTGTTTCTTCTTCAGCTTCTTTTTCAGTATGTGCGGCACGTGCCTCGCTACGGTTACGTTTGTACGGAGGATAATGATCTTTGCGCCAGCTACGACCCTCGAGGCAGAACACTACGTGATCGCCACCAAAGTCATTCCAAGCCTTTTTAATACTGTTGAGAGTAATGTGGAATGCCATACCTAGTTTGATATCAGCACTTCCATTAATCACATGTCTCGCTCTAAAGAACGTATTTGCTGTATCAACTAAAATATATTTCATTTTACCTCTGCTTTTCCGTCTGCAAGTTTACTTACGTTAATGTAGCCAGCACCTCTAGAAGCATCCTGACCTTCATCGCTTAATATGTTACGAGCTAAGTCTCTAAACCAGCGATCCACAATTTCTTCATCTGGATCACCGTCATAACCATATCCTTCTTGCTTTAATTGTACTACAAAAGCAGCGTTCCAGTCAAGCTCAAAAAAGCCGTTTCTTACATTATCTTTGTTTACATGAGTATCCAAAACGGAAACCCAAGGTTCGCCTTTACGTGTAGCACGTTCTTTTGGAGTCAATTTGGCAAGCTCTGCTTTGGCTTCTGCGTCTGCGGCTTCTTTTAATTTTTGTTCTGTTAACTTTTGAGCAACTGCCGCCTCAGCTTTTGCCATTGCTGTTGCATCTTCAATTGCTTTAATTCCAGTAATTTTCTTTATAAAGTCTTTAATCATTTTATCGTTTCCATATGATATGTTAATGTTTCTAACGGGAATATTGGACTAATTTTATTCTCGTAAAATTCTAAATTTGATTCAGCAAATGGTATTAACAATTTTTGGAACCAAGTTTGATCAATTCCTTCGTTAAATGTTTTGCGATGCATTTTAAATTTACAAGGACTATATGCATATCTTTCATGATATGTATGTCCTTTTACAAAATAGCTCAATGTATCTACTGTAAAAAAGTGAACATGTGTTGGATCAACGCAGGCCCATTTACTGCGGAAATACGGCACAATAATAGTAACAGTAGCACCTGGTTTGGTTATGCGATGAATTTCTTCCATTGTTTTAACAATGTTGTTTAAATGTTCTAATACATTGTCTAAATGTACAACATCAAACTCACCACTCTCAAACGGCCATGGAAATACATCTAAGTTGTGTACTACATCAGCACCAACATTTTCGTTAATGTCTACAGTAACAATAGTATCTCCAGGATTTCCTGGACGTTCTTTCTTACCACATCCGAGTACTAGTAATTTTGCCATTAGGTACCCCACTCATTTTTAAATAGTGGCACTTGTAATCTGTCACTATAACGCCATCCACGTTTCATAGCAAGATCGGCCACCTTACGATTGTTTAATGCATACACACTTTCTACACCGCCAACTGGCATTAGATAAACATGTCCAGTGAAACCTGCTTTACGATATTCTTCAGTAGCACGTTCTGCATCGGCAAAGTCTTGTTCTGTAGCAATAACAAATTTTAAATATGCTGTACCATACTCTTCGTACTCACATACAATCTCAGGACAGATTGCTTCTTCCCACTTCTCGCCACTACAAGGAAGTTTAGCACTTACACTAAATGTAATCTCACGCCAAAAATCTTGATCATGATGACTTTTCCAAGTATGCAAATATGAAGCAAATTCTGGAGTTAATTTTTGAGTACCGTTTGTTTCAAAAGTAATTTCTCTAAGACGCCACATACTAGGATGATCTAACAAATCTGGATAAGCACGTTGCCAACCTAACAACGGCTCTCCGCCTGTAATAACTAGATGCTCATCTTCCCAACGCTTGTGCGGAAGTATCTCCATAATACGATTTACAATAGCGTTACTTTCTAACATTGGACTTAGATCTTTAAACTCTGGCATCCATGATGCATAGCTGTCACAACCTGTGCTTACAAGCGGCAAGTCTTCATACTTTTGAAAAGACTCAATCATTTTGTGTGTTGCCGCAATGTCAGTAGCTTCGTGACTGACTTCACCACGTGGCATGCCAAAGCCTGCGCATTTAAAGTTACACCCAAATGTACGCAGAAACACAGACGGGACACCCATGTAGCGTCCTTCACCTTGGATACTGTAAAACAGTTCCGCTATTTTAATTTTACTCATACACAATCCTGTTCTTTTGCCATTTTTGTTATTATAGCACGTTCTTCTTTATTTTGTCTAGTATTACGAAACTCTTTAACGTCTGCTGATGCAGTTACAAGAGTTTGAGCATAATTAATTGTTTGTTGCTCTTTCAAACAAATAGTCGATTCGGTATCAATATACCCTTTGGTAAGTAATGTCCAAATATGTGTCCAGCGTGACTTTGACCAAAAGTTTGTTCTAGTAGTAACATAGATGTTAACAGAAATACCTGTATCATCAGACTCTACCCAGACATTGTGATCACAATCTGTATTAGAACATTCGCAAGCAACTCGATAAACTTTTGAATCGCCCCAATCGTTTTGCTTCAAAATACCTTCTGCTGGAGTTTGGGATTTCATTGTTTGAACATCTCTAAATTAATAATTTTAGCAACACGCTCACCGACATTTTCACCAGTGGGAATAACATAAGTTTGTTGATCGTGTCGATCCTTACGGTCATCATAATGTCGAACATTG